AGCATGATGCCTTACGTGTACTAGAGCAGAGTGATGATGAAGTAGAACTGTACAGAGCGCAAGGTGCTATTGCTATGCTAAGAAAGCTACGAACTATGCGTGTAGAAGTACAGACAATACTAAAAGGAACTTAATATGGCTAATACAGACCCAAGATCATTTGCAGGTTTAGGATCTTTTTTATTACGATCTTTAATGGATGAAGGTGTAGTTACAAAAGACATTTCTCCTGAAAGATTAAAAAATATACTAGGTACAGCATATCACGAAACACTTTTTTTTAAAAGTTTAGAAGAAAATTTAAATTATAGTACTGTTGCTAATGCAAAAAATGCAGGAATAGATGAAATAAATAAAAAATCAAATGCAGAAATAAAAAAACTTTTAAATAATCCTAAAGATTTTGCCAATGCAGCTTATGGCAATAAATTAGGTAATACTGCACCTAATGATGGCTATGATTATAGAGGTAGAGGATTTGTTCATTTAACTGGTAAAGATAATTATAAGATGATGGGAGATAGACTAGGAATTGATTTAGTAGAATCTCCTGATCTTGCAGCTGATCCAAAAATAGCAGCACAAATTTATGCATCTTGGATAAAAAAATCTCCTGTAAATAATAAAGGCATAGAAAATTTTGATAGCTTTACTTCTGCATATAAAGCAGTTAATCCAGGAGAAAAAGGTAAACAGTTAAATCAAAGAAAAACAAATATAAATAATTATGCAGGTAAAAATATTAAAGAGTGGGCAGATAGTATTTTTACTAGATTAGATCAAGTTACACCTGAAATGGAAGTAGAAGAAGCAGATAAAAATGTAAAATCAAAATTAAATCAATTTTACAATCCTCCTATGTCTAAAGAAAACCCTCGTATTGCATCCTCTGATCAGACTGAAAGAATGCTTGAAGAAGAAAAAGTAGAAGAACCAACAGAAGAACCTGTAGTAGAAGATATGACCTTAACTACTGAAGAAATAGAAACTTCTCTTTCAGAACCCTCAACAGAAAAAGATCTACCTCCTAGAGATGTAGAAGGCTCAATAGATGTAGGAGAATTTATAGCTAATCTGTTTAACTCTAAAAGTCTTAGTGCTGATGACGATAGACCATTAGAAGAAGAAGCAGAAGAACCCGAAAAAGAAGAACCAAAAGATCCTGTAGGAGAAGATATGGATATTGAAAAACCCCATGATGGTAGTCCCGAAAAACTATTAAAAGATGGTGGTGAGGTAGAGGCAGACTTTGTAGATGATGACAAAGAAGATGATGCATCCGATCCTCCACCAGGAGCTACACCAGAACAAGTAGCTGATGATATACCTGCTATGTTATCTGAAGGTGAATACGTGCTACCTGCTAATGTTGTAAATTATTTAGGTCTTAAAAACATTACTGAAATGCATCAGGCAGTATTAGATGAAATACAGCAAATGGCTGATCTAGGCTTTGTAGAAAATGTAGATGAAAACGGTAAGCCTGAAGATGATGATGATGAAATGCCTAAAGTTAAAAAAAATGGTGATGTAGAATCTCCAGATGATATGGAAGAAGGTGCTACATTAATTATAGCTAGTGCATCACCTAAAGGTATGATGTGTCCAGAACCTAAGATGTTAGCTGTAGGGGGAGTTAGTGGTGCTGATGATACCTCTGATGATCCAGACTCACCAGATCAAGGACAAGATGATACAGGTAGTGAAGAAACTGAAAATATGGCTGAAACAACAGATCCTTTTGGTGGAGTAGATCCTTTTGGTGGTGTTACAGGAGTTGGCCCACAAGGAATAAGCACTCCCCAAGATGTAGCAGCTGCAAATATAGAAGGATTTGAAAAATCACGCGAGTATTCTGCAGCGTATGATAAAGCAACAGAAGGATTAAGTAATGCAGAAATAGCCCAAGCTAGACAATATGGTGTATTTAATTCTTTAGCTGCGATGCAAGCAGTTGGAAAAGCAAAAGATAAAGCTGGAGCAATAGATGATATAGCAGAAGCTAGACACGCTAATAATCCTACAAATGCACAAATGGGTTTAAATTCTTTAACAGAACAAGGATTTCAAACACAAAATCCTGGTATAACTCAAGGTGTTGGTATAGCAGCAGGATTAATGAGTGCTATAAGTCCTGCAATAGCAGCTGCAATAGCTATGGGTGATGTTGTAAACTCTGCAACTGGTAGACAGACAACAGCAGAAATGGCAGGAATTGGAGATGTATTTGGTGGAATAACTGATGTATTTGGTGGTGTTAGTTCTGGAGTAAATGAAACAGCTAGTGGTTTAGTAGATAGTCTTAGTGAGATTGCAGATAAAGCACCTGGAACTCCTGATGAAACTAGAGATGAACCATCAGGTCAACAAGCTACGGATGGAGAAGCTAAAACTATAGGAGAAAAAGAAAAGAAACAAGAAGTTACAAAAGAAGTTGCTGGACTTATGAGTGAGTATGAATTTATACCAGGAGTTGGATTTGTTCTCAAAAGTAATGTAGTATCTACCTGATACTATTTAGATGGCTACCTACTACCCTTCTTATGGTGAGAAGCTACTAGTAGCCCCGAAAAGAAAGTAAATAAAAATGGAAATGGTACAACAAGAAGTTAAAACTGCCCCAATAAATAAACGATATAAAAGAGAATCTATAGAAGAAGTAGATAAAGAAATAGAAGAACTAGAGGCTCAACGCAATCAACAAGAGCCAGAAGTAACAGAAGAACAAGAAGAAGATTTAAATCCTGAAGAAAAAACATTTAAGAAAAGGTATGGAGATCTCAGGAGACACACTCAGCAGATACAAGAGCAGCATACTGGAGAGTTACGTAAGCTTCAACAGCAAGTAGAAAGTCTTACACGTAAACAAGTAAAGTTGCCTAAGACTGATGAAGAACTAGAAGAATGGTCTGAAAAATACCCAGATGTTGCTAAAATAGTAGAAACTATTGCAACCAAGAAAGCATTAGAAGCTCGTAAAGATGTAGAAGAAAAACTTAAATACGTAGATGAAATGCAAACAAAAGTTCAAGTAGAAAAGGCAGAAAATGAATTATCTAAACTACATCCTGATTATATAGATTTAAGGATGAGTGAGGAGTTTCATCAATGGGTAACAGAACAACCTAAGTGGATACAATCTGCTCTGTATGAAAATGACACAGACCATTTAGCAGCTGCAAAAGCAATTGATTTGTATAAATTAGAAACTAAAAAGGTTACTAAGAAAGATACAAAAGATGCAGCCAAATCTGTATCAAATACTAAACGCTCAGATGAACCTACAGCAAGCAATAGAAATGTGTGGTCAGAATCTAGAGTTAAAGGTTTATCTGCTAAAGATTGGGATAGATATGAAGAAGATATCCAAACTGCTGTTAAAGAAGGTACATTTGTATACGATTTAACTGGTGGAGCAAGATAAAGTACTTGACAAATTAATTTAAATGTGATATACTATATACAATTATAAAACTAGCTGATGACTAGAAACATTGGCTAGTTCCTTTTAGGAGCCTCTTTTATAGACAACCTCCTGTTTATGCTAACTCTAAACATATCAACTACCTACAATCGTTAGGCCAGGATTATCCTCACCCTAAAGATGTAGCCTTGAAACTGTCAAAGTTGGCTCGTTTCGATATAGCCGAAAGGAGATAACCAATGGCTTTTAAGACTGCAACTGGTTATGGAAATCTACCTAATGGTAACTTCTCTCCTGTAATTTACAGTAAGAAGGTACAATCAGCTTTCCGTAAAACTAGTGTTTGTGAAGATATAACCAACAGTGATTACTTTGGTGAGATATCTAATTTTGGTGATACAGTGCGTATTATCAAAGAACCAGAAATCACAATTTCTGAATATGCAAGGGGTACGCAAGTAACTCCACAAGACCTACAAGATGATGACTTTACTCTTGTTGTCGATAAAGCTAACTACTTTGCTTTTAAAATCGATGACATTGAGGAAGCTCATTCTCATGTAAACTTTGAGTCAATGGCTAGTGACCGCGCTGGCTATCGTCTAAAAGATCAATTTGACCAAGAAGTTCTAGGTTACTTGACAGGTTTCAAACAGGCTACAATTAGTACTGTTGCTGGAACCGCTAGAGTAGCTGCTGATAAATCAGGTACTGATCCTATTGCAGGGGCAGCTGCTAATGGTTTACTAGCTTCTATGTTAATTGCTCGAGACAGCTTTGTTTCTGGTGGTGCTGCTACCGACTCAATAGCCCTACATCCTGACGGATCTACTGGTGAAGCAACTCCTTTGGAAGTTCTAAACCGTATGGCTCGTTTACTCGATCAGCAAAATGTTGACCGTGATGGACGTTGGGTTGTTGTTGATCCAGTATTCGCTGAACAGCTTAATGACGAAAACTCTAAGCTATTAAATAGTGATTTTGCTTCAAGTGATCCAGACATTCTTCGTAATGGTCGTATCATTTCTGGCATGATCCGTGGTTTTAGAGTTTATATGTCTAACAACCTACCTTCAATAGGAACAGGTCCAGCTACCATTGATACTAATGGTTCAAGCGCACATTATGGTGCAATTGTTGCTGGACATGATTCTGCTGTTGCTACGGCTTCTCAAGTAGAGAAGGTCGAAACTTATCGTGACAATGACAGCTTTGCTGACATCGTTCGTGGGTTACATTTATATGGTCGCAAGGTTCTTCGTCCTGAAGCACTAGTTCGCGCTCACTATAATATTGCTGGTTAAGGGAGAATAGACAATGGCTACTTTTGACCTTACCGCTTCATCTACTTCTGGTGTTGGTGCAGATATTTCTGCTGTAATGCCAGGTCATTACGGTAACAATGTAATGTACAATGTCGAGGCATACCTTGATGTAGCTGCATTAATTACTGCTGGTAATACAATAGCTGACGGAGATATCTTTCAGTTACTAGAAATACCTGCTGGTACATTGGTACTTAATGCTGGTGCTGAAGTTATGACAGCTTTTACTTCAAGTGTAACTGCTGACATTGACTTTGCTGCTGGTGATGACATTGTTGATGGTGCTGATGTTACTTCCACTGGCTATTGTGCTGCTGGAACTAACGGACAAACCAATACAGTTGTCGGTTCAGGTGCTTCAACTTACACTCAATTTATCGGTACTACTGATACTATTGACGTTAAGTTGGCAGGGGCTGCTGCTGCTGTTGGTGTACTACGAGTATATGCTACTTGTATTAACTGCAACGCAAATGGTCAAAAACCAACTGCTGCTGCAAGAGATGCTTTGGCATAATAAAGTTTTGTGGGGTAGTTCTGTATTGGGGCTACCCCCTTCTTTAATTTAGGTGGGATATGGCTACAACATTTTTAACATTAGTTAATGATACACTTAGACGTTTGAATGAAGTTGAATTAACAGCAGTTGATTTTCCTACTGCTACAGGCTTTCGCGCACAAGTTAAAGATGCAATAAATTCTTCAATACAGGAAATATCTCAGAGGGAATTTGAATTCCCTTTTAACTTTACTGCTGGTTCTTTGACACTGGTAGTAGGTACACAAGAGTATGCATTAGAGTCAGACTTTAAAATAGCTGATTGGGATTCTTTTAGAATTAACTATGATGCAGATAATAATTACTCAGCACGTAATCTTAAATTAATAGATTATGATACTTTTATAAAAAGATTTTTTGAAAGAGATTCAGAAGCTAGTACAGGTGATTATGATCAACCAATATATATTTATCGTACATTAGATAATAAAGTTGGATTTACTCCTAGACCTGATGCTGCTTATAGTGTAAGTTATAGTTACTTTGCCTATGCTACGGATCTTGTAAATGCTACAGATAATATGTCTATTCCTGATGCATACAAGCACGTAGTTATAGATGGTGCATTGTATCATTGTTTTATGTTTAGAGACAATGCTCAACAGGCACAGTTAATCAAAGCAAGATTTGATGATGGCGTTGATCGTATGAGAACTCTATTAATTAACAGATTTACTGATGTTAGAGATACTCGCGTAAGCCGATTAATAAATGTACCACATGGTAATGGTTAATGGTAGACGCTTTAAAGGATGTAACTGTCCTAGCCAAAGGCGGTTTATTTACCAATGAGGATGCTTTATCACTAGCTAGTACTAATCCTGGTTCAGCTTTACGTATGTTAAATATGGAAGTATCACAATTTGGTGGTTATAGACGTATTAGTGGTTATGCTGATTATGATTCAACTTACGGTACTGTATCAGGCGTAGGACCAGTAATAGGTCTTTGGATACTAAATGGTATACCTTACGCAGCTAGAAGAAACTTAAAAGATCATAATGGTTCGTTAGGTGCTAATCCTTTTGTAGTTACTAACGGAAGTGCTACTATAACTGTTACACATACTAGTCATGGTTTAGCAGTAGGAGACAGAATACAATATTCAGGGTCTGCTGCTGTTGGTGGGATTACTCCAAATGGAGTAGACATGGCAATACTATCTGTACCAGATGCTAATAGTTATACTGTAGCTTTTACTTCTGCTGCATCTTCTGGTGCTGGTGCTCCAATTTGTTCTTGCATAAATAATACCGTATGCAGGTTAGTAGCTGATTTTTTTATGTTATCTATTTGATCTTCTTTACATATTTTACATATTTTACATATTTATTATATATAAATTTGCGTCTTATAAATATGTTATTTTTCTAATTCTTTGATAAAGGATATATAATATGGATACAGATTCAACACTATCAAATATAG